CCTCATGCGCTTGTATGAACCTACAGGCAATCGCGCCGACTTTGTTAGCGCGGTTGATATTCGCGACGCGCTGCATATGTTCGGTTGGTCCCTACAGCACCCGCGCGGGGAGGCGATGGCAATCGCGGACGCCCTCCGCGCTCGACAAATCGAGCCAGGACGCGCGATGGTCAATGGCAAGCGTGAGCGCGGTTATGTTGGCCTGCGGCGAAGGGTGTAATGTGGACAACCTGGACAACCTGGACAACCTATATCAGAGTTTTACCCATACGTCATCAGAGTCAAAAAAGGGCGGATGACGTGGGGGGTATATATGGGAATGGTTGTCCAGGTTGGGCAGGTTGTCCAGGTTGGGCAGATTGTCCAGGCTGGCGATGATTGGAGAGAGCGATGACATTACTCGAAACCATCCAACACGACACCGCGCTCAAGCGCCATGCCTCGACGCGGGGCGGCGAATACTGCGGGCCGTGCCCGTTTTGTGGTGGGCGCGATCGCTTTATTGTGCAGCCCAACCACGACGGGGGACGGTGGTGGTGTCGTCAGTGCCATAAGGGCGGGGACGAGATCGCCTATCTGGTCGAGATTGGCAGGCTCACGCCCGCGCAGGCATACGCCGCGCGCCACGGCGAGCAGGTGCGACCAACCAGCGCAACCGCAACGCCGCGCGCCACACCTGCGCCAGAACCGACCGAGCCGCCCGACGAGGCGTGGCAAGAGGCGGCATGGCGTTACATCTGTGAGAGCCAAGAGCGGCTTTGGCGTGCACCTGGCGCCAAGGCGCGCGACTGGCTGCGGCGTCGCGGTCTGAGCGATGAAACTATCGAGTTCGCTGGGCTGGGCTACGACCCAGGACGAGATAGCGCGTGGCGCTGCGTCACAATTCCCTGGTACATCGGCGACGATATTTGGGCAGTGCGGCGGCGTTTTCCGGCCTGGAGCGCTGACAACCCGCACGGGCCAACGGGCAAATTTATGATGCGCAAGGGCTCGAGCGGCTGCGGGTTGTACGAGGCTGACACGATCACCACCACGCGCCCCGTGGTACTGGTAGAGGGTGAACTGGATGCGCTGAGCATAGTGCAGGAGGCCGGAGACCTAACCGCCGCCGTGGCGACCGGCGGAATCGGACAGGCACGCCGCCCGCGCTGGATTGCCCGCCTGAGCATGGCGCCGCTGGTCCTGGTCAGTTTCGATGCTGGCGCAGAGGCAGAACCTGCGCGCCGGTGGTGGTTGGATGCGCTACCGAACGCGCGTTACTGGCGCCCATTCTGGGATGACGCGAACGGGCTGCTCCAGGCCAACGCGCTGCGTGACTGGATCGCCGCGGGGCTGGCATAGCAAACAGTCCGCCTTCAACCTCCTGTGTATTAACTCGCGCGCGCGCGGGATTACGAAAACCGGCGGGACTGGGAAACGCAGTTTTCCAGCGTGCTTGACGCGGTCCGCAAAAACGCGCGTAACGGTGCGGCGGGTGCGGCAGCTGCGCAAACGGTGCTTGCCTTGTGGAACCATAACGCACAGAATCGGCGCTATGACCCAGAATCTTTTGCGCGCTGGTAGTCGGAGCTACGCGCGGCCAAGTTGCTGTAAGGGGGACCGATGGATTACAAAACATTTAGATTGGCAGAGGTGAAAACCTCGCGCGAACAGTCAGCGGTTGACGCGGCGCTGCTCGATGAAATTGCGGCGGCGCTGGTTTAGTCGCGTTATGTTCAGTTTGCGCACGCGGGGCTGGCTGGTAATGCAAAGCGGGTCACGCGCGCGCATTGCCGGTTACTTGTATAACTTGGCAGGCACTACGGCAAATAATACGCTTGAGACCGTAAAAAACACGCTACGGGCCTCCTAGAGCGTCACAGGGGGCTCCTGGCGGGAAGCCATCACAACAGGCGCGGATGGCGCGGGATGGGACTTTTAGCCACCGAGGTGTGACGCCGTGACGCCTCGTGACGGCATTTTCAATAAAGTGATAGCTGTTTCCTGTACACGAAGCGACTTTACCGAAATAGGCGTCACGGGGCGTCACGGCGTCACGCTTGGCTCGCAAAACTGTACACTGGAGCGCCACGGTGGCTCTTAGAAACGGAGAAGTGTCGTCATGGCTTACAAAAACGAGAACTACCATCCGAATATGCAAGGCGCGGCCATCCTGGAGCGCGCCATGGAGCACGTCAAGAGCGTGAGCTACCACGTGAGCGCTCGTTGGCTTTTTTCTCGCTTGCTACAAGACGGCATCTATCACTCTAACGCCGACTATCAGCGCTTTTTGTCGTTGACTTCACGCGCGCGCCACAATCACTTTGGCGACTGGCGACCGGACACACTGACCGACGAGACTCGCGAGGCCATTGAGCGCGGCTGGGGTTACGCCACGCCAACGGAATGGGCCAAGAGTGTGAGCATCTACGGCGTGACTTGTCATCTGGATAAGTGGCGTGGGCAGGCGGCTTATGTGGAAATTTGGTACGAAGCCAACGCCATGACGAGCCAGTTTACCTACCACACCCGATACATCACGCTTGTGCCGTTCGGTGGTATGCCGTCAATACCGTACAAGTGGGAAGCCGCCAAGCGACTCGAAGCGGCGGCGGAAAATCACGGCTTGCCCGTAAAGGTATTGTACTTTGGCGACCTGGACCAGGCCGGCGAAACCATACCGCAGACTAGCATGGCCGATATACAGGCCTGGTGCAGTGTGCCGATTGAATTTATCCGCGCCGGACTGAATCCGGGGGATGAAGTGCGCTATCACATACCGGAGAACTTTGAGCACCCCGGCGCCTATCAATGGGAAGCGTTGGATGCCACGGTAGCTGGAGAGCTCATTAGAAACGCTGTAGCCGCCCACGTTGACACCCGCGCCATGGACGCCATCACCAGGGACGAAGTGCGTGCCGAACGCGCCTTGACCGCGTACTTGCGGCAATGGCCGGGGCTGACCGCGGAGGACATGGAGGAGACCTATCCATCTTGGGCTTGACATTTACGTAAACGTAAACTATTATAAGGACATGG